GCCTTCCCGGTTGTAAGACCGGTACGCACAAAGTGCGCTGACCCTCGTAATGCAGGTCTCCCCCTCTTGGTCTAACGAGACCAGTAGAAATGACGTAAAGCCATAACTACTTCCAGTTTACACTCCTTCGAATACGCGTAGCTTCCGCGACGCGTTTTTCGTTGAAGTAACTCGGCCACTCACACCTTCCTTTGAAGGGTGAGCCAAGCAATATTCAAGGTGACTTTGGCTATCAAGTTGGATTCTTTCTTCGGCGCGAGCCTTGAAAGTTTCGAAGCATTGATAGTTAGTGTTCCAAGAAGCGCCACGATAGTGAACGCCGGAAGAAAAGCTCCGAAAGGAGCCTTCTCCCATATTGCAAGGGATGACAGTACCCGTGAGGGAACCAAGGTATTCCGCAAGCTTCCAGTATCCCAGTTCGTGGGCATGGTTGCTGTATGCGATATACCTTAGAATGTCATCGTGGCAACGAGCCGATTCGATCGTCTTACAACGAAGGGGAGTTACGTCTACGCCCTCGAATAAGTCGAGGCCGCAACTCTCCTTGAAACGCTTACTGATATAAGTCTTCTGGTCGTTAGGCTTTAAGCCTAACAACCTGAGACCCATAAGCAAAGAACCGGCGATCGCATCGTCACAGACGATGTCATCTCCGAAAACCGTGCTTGGGCGGGCTACAAAACCGCTATATCTGTAGACATGATCCTCTACGGCAGCACAAAGTGCTGCTAAGAGGACAGTCATCACCGTAAAGGTGGTAGCGTTTCCCATGGTTGCATAGCACTTCAGAGTATACCGCGAGCCGTTTAGCGTCACGAATCGTGAGCGCGAGGCTTGCAGCGCGGCCCGGATCTCCGGGACGCGTGAAAATGCTCTGAAAATAACAGGCCAGGGGACCCAGTCGCTTGCGTCCGATAAGTCGATACTGGATCGACCGTCGAGAGCAAGAGATGACCTCTGAAAATCCTGTGACTTAAAGCTAACTCTGTTAGCGATAGTCGTGCTAGCAGCACCCTCGATCATTAAGCGTATGGATTGTTGCCAATTCATACGCTCATAAGGCTCAACGCAGACGATCCGGACACGGCGCCAGTCCTTAGGGACTGACACGAGTCTATTCTCGTCCGCGCAAGCTCTTTCCTCAAAGGATGTTCCCTTGAGGAAGCGCTCTTTAAAGGAGCGGTGCATTGAGGCGGCGTAATAACCGACTCGATCCAGCACGGGAGTATGATCGAGAGTCGCACCGGAACTGGTGTAAGGTGTCTCAGGTGAGATCCCCTTTAACCAAGAACCGATGTACCGTTCGATATCGTACATAAAGTACGAGTAGCCAGGATCCTCGGAGTGCTGAGCAGAGCTCGTACGTCCGAGAAATCCTTCGATGGTTGGTGCAGGGTCGATATCCTGCATCTCAAGTTTGCTCAACAACAGCAGAAGCTGCCGAAGGGCAATCACGCCATGGAGGCAAGAGTCTTGCGACTCAAGCATCGCCCACAGCGAAGAGAAAAGAGCCGGGATAACCCGGCCTTCTTTCTTAATACGTTTTATTCCTGGCACCAGTGCATGGTATTCAACCATGGTTCTGGGTAGGATATCGTATTTGAGGTAGTAATCAAGTACCAGACGGTGCTGATGAAGCACCTGAAGGTATTTCTTAATACCACTCGCATCGAAAACGGTAGCGAGGAGGAGTCGATCTCTCGACAAGTCCACGCCGAACATGGATTCGATATCGTAGGTGAGGCAACAAAGTGCCTCGTGGCACTCGCGGTTCTTCCTGTCGTACATTGTACTACTCCGCGGCTACCAGTGTCGCTTACGCGACAAACAACGGTATCAGCGAGCTTACTTCTGTCCCAACAAAATGGACTGCAAGAAAGCGTCGGTGAAAGAGTTGCGAATAAAAGCGCCCAGGTCCTGGATGTCCGTAGCAGTGAGCCCATCTTTGGGAACACTGACGCGAACCTCTCCATAACCCGTGCGGATTTGTGCAACTCCGTTGGCACGAGACTGCTGAAATCGAACCACGTGCACGTCATTAGACGTACTCGAGGGACCATTCATGACGTGGGTCACGTCGAGGGTACGGGGAGCTCCAAGCGAGCTTGCCGCATCCATATAACGCGAACCATTCTTAATGGTCACAGAAGGTTTGAAAACAACAGCAACGGCAGCGTTGTTGTTGACAGTGATGTCGGTGGTAGCGGCCATGATGATCTGTCCTGCTCTCGTCTCACGACGATAGTTCGGGCTTACGCTGTCCTTTGCAGGATTAGCGAGGCACCGAGGATTGACTGTCGAATACCAGGCATAGATACCTGGACATCGATTCCCGGAAAGCCAAGGTCACGGATGTAACCTTTGTGTGACATAAACGCGATTGGTCCACCCGATAAGGGTAGGGCAGTATGTGGGGCGATGTCGCAGTAGAGAAGACCTGTAGCATTCACACGTTTGTGAGTGCACACGTTTTCAACAGCGAGAGAGCCAAACATCTTGCCTCGGTTTAGCGTGTGTAAGTAGCGACCAACGGGCAAAAACCAATCCACTACGAAGCTGAATGGAGTCGCTTCCCATAACACGTCCAAAGGGCGGGTTATGTTGACCGTATCCATAGCTAAGTCGCGGGTTAGCGTAGCGTCCTCTTGACGAGTGCGCTGCATCTTACCTGTAATCCACATTTGGCAGCTAGCTGCGCAAGATCCGGCGGAGTAATGCCATGAAGGCGAACTTCCGTCGGCTCGAACGTAGTAGCTAGCTTCTGCGGAAACCTGCTTCCTGAATTTAGTCCAAGAAGTCGGTATAGATAAGAATTTGTCTCTCCGAGTCTGAACCGTATTTGAGAGGTTCCAAAGAGCTTTAATGTCCTGAACTAAGGGTATTAACCCGAAGCTTTCGGCCAAAGAAGCGTTGGCACCATCTTTCGCCATTCGGCGAATACGCTGTCTAGTCGTACCAGAACGATGACTCATCATCGATCGCACGGGGGCGGCTAGATCGTTCCACAGATTTAAACTCTGAGGAAGTTCGAGAATCAGATTCGGCAAGGACACCGTTGAGGGGATTTCTCCCATCAGGCCGTCAACCAGTCTCTGAGTTGAATCAGGGTCCGGAGCGGCTGTTCCTGTGATTTTCGCGGCACAACCAACACCACCCAGTATTTCCACACCGACAGGGTATAACCCTGATTCGGAGAGGCCGTACTGATAGGTGTTGTTTATGACATGAGCCTCATAGGAAACGGGCGATGTCCTATATTCGTTTTGTACACATGGGTGACTGGGACCGGCGCCTTTTCGCGGACCGCGATAGCCGTCGATTGTTCGATCCACAGAAGCGAGCAGTGAGGAATGTGTAGTAGTCTCACTAGAACCGATGGGCATTCCCCATCCAGGTCCTAGTGCGGTAAAAACATCCCATTGATCGATTCGTTGCTTGCGCAATTCGTGGTCGGACATGCAGTCTGCTTTCGAGAAAAAGAGGGTGGAAATACGCTTACGCGTGGGACCGAAACCATCCGGTC